TTTTTTTTTTTTTTTTATTTTTTTTTTTTTTTTTTTATTTTTTTTTTTTATATTATTATTTTTTTTTTTGTTTGTATTAGTATTATTATTATTTTCTATGATTCGAACACAAGTTTCGCAATCTATATTTAAATCTCTTAAAAAGTCTTGATTACTTATTGAGGAGGGACATTTATTATTATAATAATGCATAATCGAATCTTTATTTCCAGGATGTGATAGAGATAGACAATTGTTTATAAAAAGACAATCTGTTCCTTTAATAGTATTTCTACAAATATCTTTTGTATATTTGCTTGGATGGATAAATTTTAAACGCGAATCTGTTTTTTTTTTATGTTTTGTGTTCATATAATAATTATTTGGAGAATTTAAAATAATATATTTTGAAAATTTTTTAAAATTAATTTACCAAATTATTAGTTATGAAATAATTTTATTATTTTCGATATATTCTGGGGCATCAAAATCAATCATTTCGTTTGGTAATAATCGTCCAATATAAAAAAAGTTTCCTTTTTTATCAGGTAAAGTATAAATATTTATTTTATTTTTTTTTTCTAAAAGAAAAATCTTTCCATCAAATTTTATTTTGTTTGTTATAATTTCGTTGGAATTTTTTGTTTTTAATGATATATCTTCATCCAATGATATAATTTTTTTTTTTTTAGAAATTGATTCTGGTTCAATCAAACAATATCCAAAAGTATTGGTATAATCTTTTTTTTTACCTTCATTAATTTTAGTGACTGCACACCATTTACCAAGTTTTGAATCTATACATTCACTATAATATTTATTATTATATTTAAATGGGAATTCGCATTTACCAATAGCAATATTTTTTCTTCTTGATTTTTTTCCTTTATTTTTACCCGACTGATAAATATTGGTTGCATAAATTGTTTTGCCTCCTTTTTTACTAGAAAATTTTTTTTTTGAGTAATATTTTTTTTTATTTAAATTTTTTAATGACATAATTTACTATATACTAATTTTTTTTTTTCAAAAAAAAATACATAATGACAAATTTTTTTTTAATGATTATAATATAATGAATATTATTATTGAAAAAAGTGAATATAATAATATTAATGGAAAAAAAAATTATTCAAAAAAAAAATATATGGGTGATGATAAATCTGGAAAATTATATGAAATAATGAATAATGTTCATAAAATTAAAAATATAAATTATAAAGATTTAGATTTAAATAATAAAATTCCACTCTCATTAGAATTCCCCTACTTTAGTGAAGATAAATCACATATTATTGGAGAAAAAAAAAATAAAATTAATTTTCAAAATCATCTTTTTGATGAATCCAATATTATGAAAATAGATCCATTTTTATTATTAAATAATAGGAAAAATATTTTGGATAAAGATTTACTAGAAAATAAAAGTTTAAATAATAGAAATCACAGTTCAGATATTTCAATGTTCTTAATAATAATATTTCTGTTAATGATCATAATATTTTTATTATCCTATATTGTGATCTATAAACAAAAAATTAAAATTTAGGATATTTATGAATTGAATGTAAGAATATTTAAAGGAAAATAGAAATATAGTATATTGACATGATATATGAAGATTTTAAAAATATTTTTTTTAATAGATTATAATTTAAAATATTGATAATAATTAATGAATTTATCTGTAAAAAATTATTTTACATCACAGGAAAATTATGAATATATAATCAAAATAAAAAATAAAGTAAATGCATGTGGCAAAAATATTGAGTTAGAAAATATAGATGAAATTAAAAGTGAAATCTTAAAATATAATAATAATAATAAAGAAAGTTTGTGTGAAAAAATAAATATATTAAAACATGATATTAAAGAATTAATACCAAATAGATTATATGATGCAACCATTTGTATAATGGAATTGATAATAATAAATTATGAGTCATCAATAAATTTAATCTTATCTCAAATATCTTCGGTAGATAAATTAATATTTAGATTAACAAAAATTGATGAAGAATTAAATGCATTTAAAAAAGATGAAATTATTTTAGATTTTTATGGAGATTTAAAAACAATTCTGGATGTCATCAAAAATAATAGGGATGAACTAATAATTATGGATGCTCCATGTTGTAAAAAAAAAAAAGATGGTTATTGCGAAAAATGTTTATTTAAATATGGAAGCCCTCTTGGTAAATGTATAGTTTATAGTTATCTATATAGTCCAGAATTAAATGCCAATGATCCAAAACTTATTACTTGGGTAAAAGAAGAAATCGAATGCTTAAATTTAAAAGGTATCAAGCAAAATAAATATAAAAATGTGGATAAAGTAAGTGTGAAAGAATTAAAAAATTTAATAGAATATGATATTAAGAAAACATTAGAATATAAGTCAGAAATAAATCATGTATTGTCCAAATATAAAATAGAATTAGAAAAGATAAAAAATATGTTAATATTATGTAAGGAAGAGAAAATAAATAGAAATAAAATTGCAGAAAATTCTGTTATGAAATTTTTGGATTATTTATGTGAAATTATTGATAAATATAAAAGAGAAGGGAAAGAATATTATAGTATGGTTAAAGATCAAAATATACCAAATTGGCTATGTTAGAAAATAATTAAATCTAAAATTGTTAAAGAAATATAAGTCTTTGATTTTATCATATAGGTTTTTTTTTATATGATAAGAATATTTTTATATATTTTTATTACATATTTATTAGAAAATAAATTTAAATTATTATTACCGTATGAATCCCAAAATATAATTATGAATTTTGATAATTTTTTATGATTTTTATTTTTTTAATAATATAAAAGCTCTATATGTTATACAATTTGCTTTCATATGTTTTTAATTTAAAGATATTTTTTTTTTTTTAACAAGTTTGTTTACATTTTTTTTTTTTAATATAAAAAAAATTATTAATTGAATATAGCAATAATTGAAAAATAATAGAATATGATAATAAATATTGGATTATTAGCATAAATTGGATACGAGGCAGCACAAATGTTCAATCCATTTATTTTTTTCGTCGATGAAATTAGATTCTAATTTTTCTATTCCAATATTAATATTTTTATATATATTGAATAATTTTGAATGAATATCTGTAATTTGATTAATATATTTTTTGGTATAAAGTTTAGAATATTTTATATAATCATAGCTATTGATTGTATTTTTGGTACATTTGAAGTCAATACAATTTTCAAATAAAATATTATTATTGATAGGTGGGATGGTTATAGTCATATGATAACTTTGGTCATAAAATGGTATAATATAATTTAGTTCAAAATTAGTTTTACAATCTTTAAGTAAGATTTTTTCATCGGAGAGAACAATACTATTAATAAGAATATCGATTTGTTCGATTTTGGCATTTAATTTTAGACAGATTTCTTTCCTTTCGTCTAAAGAAATTATATTACTAATAGCTTTAATGAATAGTTGATTTATGTCATTAATGATTTCTAATATGTTATAAGAAATTTTATTTATATTTTTAATAAGATCTAGGAAATCATGTATAGTTATTTTGCTTTCGTAGTAATGACAAAAATCATCGAATTGATTATACCATAGATTCATTTCTGGTAATAATTCATTTATTAGACAATGATTTTTTAGATAAAAATTGGATGCTGATTTTAGATTAAGATTTTTAATTTCTTGAATGAAACATTCAATAATATTTTTTTTATAGCATGGATTTGAGTAGCAATATTTCTGTGATATTTGGTTTTTGCAATTTGTAATGTAAGAGTTATGATATGTATCATCAGAATAATAATTATTTTTATGATAAGATTTAGGATAATAATTAAATGTTTGTGGATGAAGGGAGGGTTCAATAGGTGGATGATAATTTGAATAATGTGGAGTATAAGGTTTAGTATTTTTATGTATTTTTTTTTTTTCGTAAATATTAAATTCTTTAATCATACAATAATTGGTGAGTTTAGGTTTATAATCTAAAATTCCAAATTTAATGTTTAAAGGTTTGTGTTTATTGTAATAAAATGTTTTATTTTTGGATAATAGTTTATTTGTTTTTAGAAAAATATTATTGTGTTGTAAATATTTGCCTTTCATATTGATGAGAGTAATAAAGAATGATTTTTCTCTATTGGAATTACCAATAACTTCAAAAATATATTCTGTATTGGATTTCAATTTAAATTTATCTTTATATAAAATACCTGGTGTACCATAAGTTTGTTTGGATTGCAAGATTAATAAGTTGTTATCGTAATCAATATCTGCTGCTTGATTTTGTATGAAGAGATCCTTTAGTTCAATATTTTTAATTTGTAAAATTAAGATTTTATTGGATGAAGTCATGATTAATATATATAAATATAATTTTTTCTATTTGTAAAAAAAAAAGAGTGAAGATATATTCATGGGATTATTTTAAAAAAAATAGTATAAGCCGCCTGCTAGAATGAAAATGATAAAATATTTATAATTATGATTAGGTTTATGATTAGGATAAGAATGGTTGTTTTTGATATAATTAATCATATTAAAATAGATATATTATTTTTTTTAATAATGATTAAACGTATGATGGATAAATGGAATGAATATGAAGATTATAATTAATTTATGTTTTTATTATTGTTTTATTAAATAGGAATAATTAGGATTGTACAATGAATTGTTTTGATTATTTTAGTATAAGTTAGGGGTTGGGATTTTTTTTTTTTTTTGTGTAAATTGTGGAATATAGGTTGCACCGATGCCATTACAGCAATTATAATAATTGTTTCCGAAGTCATTAAAATATTTGGATGCTTGTTGTTGACAATGTTTAGAATAAAAGTGCAAGGAGTGAATATTTTGATTATTTTTTTTTTTTTCGTTTGTTTGAATAAGTTTTTTAATCATTTGAATTTGATTTTTATGAGAATGAGTTAGACATGCATATAAATCTTTATAATAAATTAGATTACATGATTGTTTTGTTTGATTTGTTACATTTAGATAGGAAAGAATATGATTAAATTTACATTTATATTCATATGATAAATAATTATGAATGGAATGAATAATATGTGAGTTTAAATAGTTTTGAATTAAAATAGTGAATAATAAACATCTTAAATTTTTTTTTTTTTTTTTGTAAATTAAATTATTTATGGGATTATGAATGAATATGTTATGATGTCAACTTATTATTATTATAATTTAATTTATTGAATTTAATAGTATAGAAGTCATTATTAAAAAATGATTTAAAAAAGAGAAATGAATTTAAATTAATGATGAGTTTTATAACAGAACCGGAAGAGGGAATTGAAAATGATACTTCTTATTCTGTATTTATAGAAAATAAAGATTTAGAAATAGAGAGATTATTGAATAATAAATCGAACGATAATAGTTATATTAATTATGGTGGAAGAAAAATAATGACATGGGTGAAAGATGAATCAATAAATAATTGTTTTGGGTGTAATAAACAATTTTCTTTTTTTATAAGGAAGCATCATTGTCGTGGATGTGGAAGAATATTTTGTAATGATTGTAGTAATAATTTTATTTTGTTACCGAGAGAGGTGGAAGTATTTCCTATGGAGCCTGAAAATGATAGTTTTAAAAAATATGTTCAATATTGGGTAAATGGAAATTCTGGATGTAATTTGAATAGAGTGTGTAATATTTGCAGAGATAAATATAATCAAGAAGATAAACTATGGTTATATATATCTGTAATAAGAATATTGGATTTGGATTTGAGAGTTATGAATAAGATTTCGTTGATTAATAAAAAATTTCGCAAGGCAATTTCTTATTGTAAATTAAATTTGCGTGAGATTCAATATTATTTACCGAAACATAAATTAACAAAATATGAAAAAAAATTTTTGTGGATGAATAGAAATTATTTTGCGGGACATAGTAAATGGTTAGTGCAATTGGTGAAGTCAATTGATTGGAGTGATTTTGATAAAGCGAATATTATTTTAGAATTATTAACAAGGGAAAAGGAGATAAGATGTTTAAATTTATTGTGTTCAAGACATTGTAAAAAGAAGATATATGTATCGGATGCGATAGAGTTATTATATATAAATAATATTCATTTAAAAAAATTTTTGATACATTGTATTTCATTAATAGATTATGATGATTTGTTGAATTATTTGCAATTGATCGTAAACAATATAAAATATGATATGGAAAATGATTTAATAATTGATTTTTTGATTAAAAGATCGATTGAGAATAGTGAGATTAGATTTAGGTTATATTGGATTTTGACATTAAAGATAAAAGATGAAATATTTGGAAATCATTATTTATGTATTAGAAGTAAATTTATTAAAAATATTCAGAAAAATGTAAGTTTGGATGATGTTTTAAAACTTTTGGATGGTTATAAATTTGTTGAGTTGATATCAAATATAAATATTAATGGTGAATTTAGAGAATTATTAAAAAGTACTATAAAACAGAATAATATATTTAAGAATCGTTTTGAGTTACCTTTGGATCCTAATTATATTGTATTAAATATTGATGTAGAAAATATAATGATAAAGAAAAGTGCAACAAATCCGGTTGTGATTCCTGTAATTTGTGAAAAGGATGGAAAGGAAGTAATAAAAAAAATATTATTTAAAATTGATGATATAAGAAAGGATGAAATAGTAATAAATATGATAAGATTGATGGATAATATTTTAAAAAAAGAATTAAATATAGATTTATTTATTTTAACTTATAATGTGATACCTATAAATGAAAGGAGCGGTATTATTGAAATAGTTCCGGATTCAATTACTTTATATGATATAAAATATAAAAAAAAAATGTCGCTTTTAAATTATTTGTTAGAGAATAATAAAAAGGAGACAATTGAGGAGATTAGAAGTAGATTTGTTAAAAGTACAGCTGCATATTGTGTTATAACATATTTATTAGGAATAGGAGATAGACATTTAGAAAATATAATGGTAACGAAAAATGGTATTTTATTTCATATTGATTATGGTTTTATATTGGGTAATGATCCAAAAAAATCATTAGCTCCTTATATGAGGATAACGGAAGATATGGTGGAAGCATTAGGAGGTGAAAATAGTAAATTTTACAAAGATTTCCAAGAATGTTGTAATTTATGTTATAATTGTTTGAGAAGATATTATAATTTGTTTATGAGTATGTTTTTGTTATTAAATGATGCATCTCCAGCAATTGAGGATAAAAATATTAAATTTTCTTATGATCAGTTGAGAAATGAGATTAATTCACGATTTTTGCCAGGACAATTGAGTAAAGAGGCTGAAATGCATTTAATTAATAAAATAAATAGTAGTAAGAGTAATAGTAATTCATCAATAATTGATATTTTGCATTATTATGGAAAAGGTTTTTTAGCTTAGACATATATTTTAAATTATGTGAAAAAAAAAAAAATAAATTTATGTAATGAGAATATGAATTACTATTCTTATGAAGAAATACAGAAGCATTGTTTTGAAAATGATGGTTGGATAATAGCAAATAATTATGTATACGATATAACTAAATTTTTAGATAATTATAATCATCCTATACCTAAAAATATAGTTTTAAATAAATTGGGAACGGATTGTACCATTGATATAAATTTTCATGGTAGAAAAGCGAGAAAATTATTAGAAAAATACAAGATAGGTAAATTAAAAAATTCGGATAATAATTGTACAATATTTTAAAATTTTTGTATTTAAAGTTAATATATTTATATATATATATTTTCATGAAAAAAAAAAAAATACCTTTAGAAATTTTAAAGAGTGTTAAAAAAAATAGGTGTTGGTTTAGAGATGAAGATGATGATATAGATTGGAATACTAATGAAAATAAGGAAAATATAGATGTCAATATTTATGATCAAAAAGATTTTGTTAATAAAAATGATCAATATATCAGATCATCTAAATCACCTTGTTTTATTAGAGAAACACCTAATAATTTTGATAAATATGAAAACCAAATTGAGTGTTCTCATGATATTTCAAATAATTTGGATTGTTCAAAGAATGAATGTAAAAAATATTGTGAGAATAATGTTTTCAAAAATGGAGATAATACTATGGAAAATATGGATTCTGGAATAAAGAAATATAATGCTATGGAAACAGGATATTACGAAAATGAGAGGAAAAAATATTTTCAGAAAAATGAGGATAGATCTTATTCTCTATCTGAGCCTTCCTACTTTGCTTACGGTAAATCGGAAGGCTCGGAGATGGGAACAACTATAAATAAAAAATTGTCAATGTTGGAGATGGGTGAAGCAAATTTAATTAAATATTCAGGAGAGAAATGTGAAAAAAAACGTGATCTAACATGTTTTAATTTATTTAATAATAAAGAGATGTATGAAAATTTAAATATTAAATTTATTTTAAATAAAAATAAAAGTGATGTTAGTTTTGATCCTTATCTGGATACTATTACTAACGCAATAGAAGATAAAAATGCTTTAAAAATGAACAATGAAAATGAAGATAAAGATTTTGATACAATGGTTAAGTCATTAGAGGATAGTTGGATAATGGACGATAAATTATATGAAACTATAGATTATATATATGATGAAAAAAGAATTTTTGAAAATAATATAAATAATGAGGATTGGATATTTATAAATTTTTTTAATAAAGATATATGATTGATTATAATTTAAAAAAGATAAAAAAAAAAAAAAATATTAATAAAATAGATTATGGGATTTTTGGGTGATTTATTTGATCCGCATATAAATACATTATTTCATTTTGTTTTTGGTATAATAAGTGTTAAAGAGAAAGTTGTATCATTTATATTTTTAATGTATGAACTGATTACAGCAATACCAGATAATAGTAATATAATAGAAAAAATTATTTATTTTCCAAAAGATTGTATTTATATAGATCTATTAGAATTTTTAGTAGGATATTTTTTTTTCAAATATTATTTACATAGAAAATCATTAAATTTATATTAATAATAAATATTCTATGATAAATATTTGGTTTAAATAAATTAAAATAATAAATTGTTTTTATGGTAATATTAGAGTAATCATAAAAATAGTTTATAAAATAAAAAATTTATATTAAGATTATTGTTGTTTAATGACATCAGAAGTTACTATATATATTGAATTTTCAGATAAGGCGATTAGATCGCAAATGGAACCTCCATCTCCACCTCTTTGTTGTTCGGATTTATCAACTTTAAATAATTTAGCGATAGGTGATGTATATTCTTCATTACTTTTATACAATAGTGTATCTTTTTGAGCAGTTTTTACAATTCTTGCTTTGACATCATAGTAATCAAGCAAAATGGGTCGATCGAGTTCAATTGCCATTTTTGCAGCTTGATTAAGAGTTTGTATATGAGGTATTTTTTTACTACTTGATATTGTTTCTGATGATTGTTGTGTCATAATGTAATTGTTATGAATTATTTATAGATATAAATTTTCATAGATAAACGCAATAAGATAATTATTTCAATAGATCAATTTGCTGTTCAATGACTCCAAGTTGACTTTCCAATAATTTTTGAAATATTTCATCTTTTTCATTTTCAATAAATGTATTAATTCTAATTTTTTCATTTTTCAAAATATCTAGATGATCTTTATTATCTTTTTTTTTATTAGTTAATGAATTTGTTTCTAATTGAAGATAATGAAAATCAAGAATTTTGAATTTAATGGAGAATTCTTCTTGATTGGATTTATTAATATATTCTTCATATTTTTTTTTCATTTTAGTTTCTAATTTTTTAGCAGATTCACGTTTATTTTTGATAAAATTTGTAATATCATCCGAATTTTTAAAATTTTTTAAGATTTTAAGATGAGTATCCAATTTTTCAATATAATTTTTACATTGAGATATTAGTCCTTTTGTATAATGATCTCCACCAATAATAGTCAAGTAATATTGATTTACAATACAATTTATGTATGGTACAACTTGTAATTTTAATAATTTGTTATATTTTTTTTCAATATTTTGTAAAATAGCATCTTCTTGATATAAACTTTTAATCCTATTAACTTCTAATTTATCTTCCATAAAAAAATATAAATATATAATTCTTTTTTATCTTTATATATATTATAAATTTTTATAATAATTAATCATCTTTTAGATTGGGGTCATTAGTTTTAGGTTCTTGAGATTCAATAGATTCTTGATTTTGGTTTATAAAATATGTAGAAAACTTTGTAAAGATATCATAACTTTTAGTTTTCAAATCAAGAAATATAGAATTCTGGTCGTTGAATTTATGATATTTATTTTCAAGATAAGCTCCAATATAAATAAATATAATATATTGGATCAGTGTAAAAATTATACTTAGAAAGTTATTATTATTGAGATAGATTCCGAAATAAGTTGCAATGAAAGTATTAAGAAGGATTTCTTTATTAATCATAATAGTAATGTTTTTTATTTTTTTTTATATTAGTAGAAAAGTGAAATCAATTTTTTTTTAAATTTAAAATACGTTTATAAAAAAAAATATAAATAGAAGATAGAAATAACTAATAATGAGCAATGAGGATAATTATATGTCTCATATACATGATTTAACATATTTTTATGTTAAGAAAAAATATAAGAGTTATTTAAAAAAATCAAATTTATTATACATACCAAAAGAAGAAATCTACATGAAGGTAGAAAAAATTTTTGTAGAAGATAATAAAAAGTATAGAAAATATATAATATTAAATTTAAAAAATGATTTTGAAGATGATATAGATCTCGATAATTTGAATAGAATTTTTGATGAAATGCAGGAAGATAAAACTATGATTATAAATAGAATTGTAGAAGTAATCGATGAATATCAAGAAGATGAAGGATTGTATGATAAGGAAAATGTATATAGTGAATAGTTAAATGTGAATATTTAAATATTTTTTTTTTTTGTAATTATTTTGTATAATATATATTAATTAGTATTGATGAATGATAATATAATAGATTATACAGAATATGAATCATATTTGGTGAGTTATTATGGTGATGAAACAAAAGAATATAATAATTTTTTGGAAGGAAACATGAATGTAGTTAATGGAAAAGATAATGTTAGAGAAAAAAATATTCCTTTAAATTTAATAAGGAAAACAAAAAAGATAAAAAAAAGAAAGACTATTAAAAAAGGATGTTGTCCATGTTCAGGAAAAAGATAAATATTTTTGTATTTTTAAAGTCTAAATAAAAAAAATTGATTATTTAATTAATTGTAATACAATTAACTAATGGAGATATTTTTCTTTAAGAGGGAGGAAAATAATGATTATTCATTTATAGCTTATAAAAAAGATGTTTTAGGGTCAGAGGATTTAAAAAAAACAAAGATGTGGTTAGATAATATTAGTGATTTGAGATCGGGAAAAACATCATTTAATACGGATATACCGCGATTACAAAAGTGGTATCAAAACGATGGAATTTATTTTTCAAAAGATTGGCGTGATCAGAATAATCCAAGATGGATAGCAAATAAATATGATGAATTTTTGCATTATTTGCAGCAAATAATACAAGAAAAATTGGATAATATGAAATTAGATTTTGATGGATATAATCATCCGAAATTGAATAGTTGTTTAGTAAATAAATATCGGAATGGTAATGATACAATTAAGGAGCATAAAGATAATCAAAGTAATTTTCTTGAGAATCCAACAGTTTTATCGCTTTCATTAGGTGAAGCAAGAACTATTATATTTAGGAGAACGATTTATAGTAAAGAATATCCGAATTCAATAAAAAAGGATAAAGAGAAGAGTGATTATAATTTTAAAATTGAATTGGAGTCGGGATCATTATTAATTATGGCTGGGGCGGTTCAAAAATATTTTAGTCATCAAATTTCAAAAGAGGATGATAAATTATTAAGATATAGTTGTACATTTCGTCAAATATTTGAATGATTAAAAATTAAAATACTTTTTTTTTCCATATTCTTTCTTGTTCAGAAAATATCCAATATTTATATTTTGGAGTGAGAACTTTATATCCATATTCTTGTACGAGACAATTAGTAATATTATTAGGAATATAAACTGGTATATTTTCAAATTCATCTTGTTTTAGAGGTAAAATATTTTTAATATAATAATAATGTGGTGATTTGCAATTAACGAACAATGCTTTTTTGAATTCATTAATATTTTCTAATTTAGAGATGGATTTGATACTGTGATTTAGTTTAAGTTCTGAATTTGCTTTGAGAAATGGATTTGTTGATGTTTGGGCTTTATAGAGTAAAGGTAAGACCTGGTCGCTAAAATATTCATCAACGCTTTGATAAAGGAAAGTTATATCTAAAAATGTTCCATCTTCTTTACTTATGACTCTAGCATCAATAATATTTTTTTTATCGATAGTTCTATTTTCTGAATTAGGATTAATTTTGATAATAATATCATCATCCTCGTAACCATTTAATTTTTTAAAATTTGCAATAGATTTACCTATTAAGCAAATATCAATATCATCATCCCAGGGTAGGATTTTTTTATTAAAAAACCATCCGATGAGTGTACCATGCATGATGATGGGTTTTATATCATTATTGATGCATAGTGTTGAAAATTTGGATAGAAGAGCAATGAGTCTAGAATGAGTATCTTGAATATTTGTTTTTTTTCCATATTGTATATCTTTATGTGAATTATTTGACATTTCGTTAAAAAATTTTTGGTTTGGTTTATAAATTTGTGTTGATTCATTTTGAGTTTTATTATTATTCATAAAGTAATTTTTGCGTTTTTGTTTAAGATTTTCTTGTTGTTTTTTAAGTAATTGGTTTTGAATGTCAGATTTATTCATAGTTTGGCTATTGATCTGTTTATTTATTTTATCTGATTGATTTGGGCTAAATGTATTATTTTTGTAACTGTCTTTATTATTTTCATTAATAATTTCTGGATTAATAATTTTATGAATATCGTTATCAGAAATTAATTGATTTGGATCTTGATTAAATAAAAAATTTTGTATTTCTGTATAAGAAGAATTATTGGATTTAATATTTTCTGTATTATTATCATATGTAAGGTGAGGTAAATTAAATTTTTTATTATTTTTAGGTTTTGATAGTATGAATTGCATTTTATAATTTATTTATTAAAAAAAAAAAAATATTTTAAACTCTTTAAATAAAAAAAATAAAATTAAATTATTAATAATATTAATTTTATTTTTATTGGATTAATTTGAGTTAGTCTCTATATTATCGGAATGGATTGTAATTAAAGATGGGTAATTAATGTGAAATAGATGAATAGTTAAATATTTAAATAAAATTAAATTTTATTTTTATTTTTTAGAAGATCGATGACTTCATGATCATATATAAAATTTGTGGATGGGATATTTTTACTGAGTGGTTTATATTCAGTTTTATTTGGTTTATTATTATTTGTAATTAATTTATTTTCAACTAAGGGTTTGGGTTTTGAATATTTGATATCCCAAGTAATAAAGAGAATATTAGGATCAATATATAAAACTTTTAGTTTATCTTGAATAAGTTTGTTCATAATGTATTCTATACATTCTTTATTATTGTAGGATGGCATTCCAAAAATAAAAGATGGGATTTGATAAAAACAGTATGTTTGATATTGTTTTGCTTGCCATGTAATTTTATGATGACATTTTCTTAAAACTTCTTTAAAAAATTCTAATTTACGTTTTTCTCGTTGGTTTTGGTATTTTTGTAAGTCTCTTAAATTGATGGATGACATGATTAGTTTATTAATATTTAAATAACAAATAAATTTAATTATTATTAACTAAGAATATTAAAAAATAAGATAAATTATTTTTTAAATAGGATTAAATCAATTATAATTTATAATAATTAATTAATTTTTATGTTTGTTCATTAAAAATTTTTTGTAAGGAAAGAAATAATGATAGATACATTAGTATTCAGTGGTGGCGGAATAAAAGGAATAGGATTTATAGGAGCTTTAGAAGCTATGAATGATGAAAACATTTATAATTATTCAAAAATTAATACATTTATTGGTACATCAGCTGGAAGTATTATGGCTACATTTTTAGCTATAGGATATAGTATTGCTGAAATAAGAGAGATTGGTTTATGTGTGAATTTTGGTAAAGTAAGAGATATAACTGCTGAAAATATTTTTAATTTTTTCGAAGAATTTGGTATTGATAGTGGTAGGGAGTTGAGTAGAGTAATGGAAATTATAATAAAAAAAAAATTAAAAGAGAATCTAACTTTTAAAGAATTATATGATTATACTGGTAAAAATTTAATTATAAATGCTGTATGTTTAAATGATCAAAAAATAGAGTATTTATCATATAATAATTATCCTGATTTAAAAATTTCTATGGCTATCAGAATGTCTGCATGTATACCATTTTTATTTAATCCTGTTAAATTAAATAATAAGTTGTATATTGATGGATCAGTATTGGATACATTATCAGTAAATCTTTGTGATAATAAAAATTATTTAGCATTTTATTTAAGTACAAATAAGAAGAAATTTAATGAAATAGCGACCATAGATAAATATTTATTATCAATTATTAATGTAGTAATACATAATTTAAATAAAAATAAATTAAAAAATGCGGAAGATAATATCATTAGGCTGGAATTAACAGATATCAATAATATTGATTTCGAGATGGATAAAAAAAATAAATTGAAAATGATAAAGAAATGTTATGAATTAACCATAAATAAATTAAAACTATTAAAAAAAAAATATAATAATATACAGAATAATGAAAATGAAAATAGTGATAAAAATGAAAAAGATATAGATAATAATATTAAATTCAAAATAAATGAAAAACTAACATTTAATCAAAAAAAAAATATTAATGATATTTCCAATGAAATTAATAATCATATAAACAAATATTTAATTAAACAAAAAATAAATAAATTGGACTCTATAAAAAATTTTAGTAATATTTACCTAAAAATAAAGGATGATTTTATGAATGTGATCAAACAGAAAAAACACAGCAAATTGAAAATAGATGAGATATTTTTAATTAATAATTTAACAATTTAAAAATTATAGATTCAGGTTATTTTTTTATTAAAATTATATTTATAAAATAACATGACAAATTATGTATCTAAAATGATAAAAAATAATGAAATTATTAAAAAAAAGAAAAAAAAAAAACGAGATTTAAATATTTATACTTCAAAAAAATGTTTAAAATTTTTATTTTCATTATATAATTTGGAGGGTTATAAATTGCCAGGTAATTATGTAACGAAATCTAAAAAAAATTGTACATATTTTTTATATGAACCTTATTATATAAAAGATATAAAAAATAATTATGATTTTATTAAGAAAGCAAGAAATGAACGATTTAGTGCACAAACATATATTGAAAATGATAAAATAGATACTATACATCAAAATGATGAATATTATCTTATAAATATCAATTTAAAAACAAAAATAAGAAAATTAGGAAAAGATTTACCAAAAAAAATAAATGCAAATACGATCATTCAAAAGATAATTGAGCCATGTAAATTGTTTGATAAAAAATTTTTTGTGGAAGTGTTCTGTTGTATTAAGAGATCTGGAGAAATTTACATCTATGATAATTTATTATATACATTTTATTGCGAGAATAAAAAGAAAAATAAAAAATCATTTTTTGAGAAAGATAATAAAAATATAATGAGTACTAATAATTATTTGAATCAATTAAAATTTATTCTACCAAAAATATATAATATTTTATTAAAAGAAATGAATACATTAAGTAAGCAAAAATATAATAACTATTATATGATTAATAAATTGACCTTTATGCCAGATAAAGATGATATTTTGAAATTATTAAAAATAAGTAATTTAGATTTATTCATGAAAAAAAATAAAAATAGAATGATATATTTTAGAGAATTTTTTAATCAACTTACAGACTTTATTTATAATGATAGAGATATTTCTTTAAAAAATATATCTTATTTATCATTATCTGTGATACCTTTACCAAAATTAGATTATCAAAAAACAATAAATAAACATGAAATTAATTATGATGATAAATACAAAATTAATAAAGATAAAGAAGATATAAAAATATTATGTCAGATGAAAAAAAATAAAAAAACAGATGATCTTATTAATGAAAATAAATTAAAAATTCATTTGAATTTTAATTATTTCTTTGAATTTGATTTTTACATTAAAATAATTGTTGTATTATTAATTATTATTATTTTTAAATATATTTTTAAAGAAAAACAAAATAATAACGAAAGAGATAAAATTTTCGAAAATCAAATTAAAAATTTAAAAAATAATTTAAAATCAAAATTATTTATGTACTAATTTGGATAAAATATAATATTTATAATTTTATTATTATTATATTATAATATGAATTTTTTACCATTCAAATCACAGGAAAGTAAAATTAAGAAAACAGGACAAAAATTAAAAAAAAAAAAGGGTTTACTATACGAACCAGAAGAAAGAGTTAAATTTTTTTATAAAGGTTTAAGTCAAATACATGATTTATTGATAGGTGCATTTACATTTATTGCTGCATTAGCTTGGAATGATGCCATTTCAAATTATATATCTAAATACTCAGTTTTCAAGAAATATGGTCAATTTGCATATGCAATAACAATTACTATTCTTGCTGTAGTGGTAGTTGTAATGTTTTCTCATTATTTGCATAAAATCCAAATAGGAAGCCTAACAGAAAGTGATCCTTATAAAAATATAAGAGTAGCACCAGGTGAATATACAGATCTTGCCGATTTAAATCATGATGGAGCATTAGATCTTACTGTATCAGGTGGACCATCTGGCAGAATTTATTATTACAAAAATATTGGGTCATCAATCAAGCCAATATTTAAATTACAATCATCAAAACCGCCTTATGAAAGTAGTGTAAGAGATCCTAAGGTTCCAGTTGAAGAGGATTTAGATTATGATGATCTAATTAGAAGGGGTAAATCAGAGCAAGAAGAAGAAATGATAGATTTGGAGGAAAATTATAATCAGCAAAAAAAAAAAAAAAATTTAATGAAAAGGAAACAATTTAATTACAATAATTTTGTTACTATTCCAATAAATAAATATGATTCTTATAAATTTAAGACACGATAAAAAATTTTTTTAAGGATTTTGATTAAAATAATCTTCAAGATCAACAAAACAGACAGGACATTTTTTACTTTTTTCAAACCATATTTCCAGTTTATTTTTATCAAAAATATGATTACATATTGTTTTTCTTTTTTGTATATCTTTATGTATGGTTTCTTGTTTAATGGGACAAAAGATGTCAATTTTCTCATTTAATATAGGTGCGTATTTATCAATTTCTGATAAACCGATTTCAACATTTCCAATTGTATTTCCTAGATTAAGTAATTCTTGATAATTGTTTGAATTAATATTATCATGATTTTGTATGTTATCTAGTGAAGATGGAAGTATATTATTTATATTTTGATCTTGTCTAATTCCCAATAAAATTCTATAAATCGGATTATGTAGTAAATTATTTAGATTTTGATAAATAATATTATCTTGGGCATTTAAAATATTATTATTTTCAATTTCCTGATTATATTGTTGAGAAGAAGAATTTTGATTGATGGAATCGGATATGTTGTTATTTAAATTTTCTAAATTATCAGAATTATTATTTATAGTAATATCATTATTTTGTTCAGAGTTTTCTAATTCATTAGAATGAATATTTTGAAGTGGAATAACGAATATATTTTGTGATATATTATTATTTTCAATTATAGATGTTTGACTATTTTGTGAATCATTTGAATTTGAGTCTATTATTTCTGATTGATTATTATTATTATTAAAATTATTATTAGAATCTGGATTTAGTGGATCAGAATGATTATTATTTGGTTGTTGTGATTGATTATTGATAATATTTTGTATATTTTCAAAAAATCCGAGAATATCATTATCATTATCATTTGTTGTAATCGGAATATTAATATAATTATATTTTTGACAGGTTTGTAGATGATTTTCATAATTTTCGAATTCAATAAGATTATCACAAAATTCGCACGGAATTAAATTATGATTGTCCATTATAATTTAATATTATTATTTTTTTTAAATAATTTAATGTATATTATTAAAAAATAAATTCTAATAATAAATAATATAATATGGCAAATATTAAGAATATAACCATTACCCCAAGAAATTTTTTTAAAAAAAAAAATCTATCTAAGAGGAAGAAAAAAAATGAATTAAAGAACATTAAATCTAATAAAATTATTGTTAGTAAAAAAGATTTTAAAAATACCAATGTAAAGCATGATACACAAAAAATGAATATACATAACAATCCAATGAATAAGAAGCAAATATTAAAAAAGACTGTAATATCAATAAAAAAAAATAAAATAGTTGAAAATAATAAATCAAATAGTAGACAAAAAATGTTAGGTGGAAATAATAAAAGATCGTTACAAAATTTGTCAAAAAAAAAAAATTTAAAAATAAATTTAATGAAAAATAAATCCATTCAGAATTTACCAAAAAAAAAATTTAAAATAACAACGAAATGTAGTAAAAAAAAAAAAAGAGATAATATTTTGGTAAATAATATTTCATTAACGAATGATTTAAAAGTTGGAAAAAAAAGAAAAAAGGGAATAAATAATAGTTACGAGAAAAAATTTTTAAATATAAAATCAATTAAAAAAACACAAAAAAGAAATGTAAAAGTATTCATTGATTCAAAGAAGGATGTTAAGAATAGAATTAATCATAAATCTCGTATGAAGAATGCATTAGATAGATTAAGTGATAAAGATATAAAAAAAATTCTAATTAAAAGAGGTTTAATAAAATCTAAAAGTAAAGCGCCTATTAATGTATTAAAAGATATTTATTTAAATTCAAAATTGTTAGGAGATATCCAAATTGTAAAATAATTAATATTTTTGATTCCAAATTTTACTTAAAGTGGATGGAGATATTTTAATATTTTTTTCATTTTCAGCTTTGTTACAGGCTAATTTCTGTGATAAATTTAATTTTTTTAATGATAATAAATAGTCAAGTTGTTCTGAAAAATATTTTTTATTTTTTTTTTTTTTTTCATGATTGTAATCAAGAAATTTCCCATTAAGAGATAATTTATAATCTTTTATGTTAAGTTCACCATTATGAGCTTTTATATGACATTCCTTACATAATGGAACAAGATTAAATTTTGAATTTTTATGAAAATGATTTATAAATTTATGTTGATTTGCTTCGGATTGATATTTAATATGATGCACATCAATAGCATCATTATTACATTCAATAATACTACATTTATTCATATAAATATTTTTATTATACAAGGAGGTTTTATTATTTAATATGTTTGGATTAATATTCATGATCTCTCCTCGGATTTGGTATGCTAATTTTAAAAATTCTGGATCTAATTTCATTGCTTTACATACTTCTAATCCATATAGAGTTTCGCCAATTCCAGATTTAAGTTTACGATTATAGATGAGTGATTTATTGATTGAATCATAAATGACGCTTAAATTATAAAATTTAAGTTGGTCATTATTTTTCAATCGTTCGAGTTGAAATAATTTATGTAGATGACTAGTAAACATAAAACTTGATTTATTTTTTATTAAATATAGAATAGTGGATGTGATGATAGATAAAGCTGAAACAGATTCTGTACCTGAACATATTTCATCACCAATTATGAGACTATTATTACAAGATTGATTAATAATAGTTCTAAGTTCCAGAATTTCTTTGGTGAATGTGGATTGTCCTTTAAAAATATTATCGTTATTTAGAATTCTTGTATATATTTTTTCGTATGGATTGTAAATAAAATTACTTGCAGGAACATATAATCCTGATTGTGCCATTACTATAGATAAACCAACTGCTTTCATTAGACTAGATTTACCTGATGAATTAACTCCAAAAATAATGCAACCTTTATTGGAAGAAGTGCCAAGTTCAATATCATTTGGTATATATTCTAAATCATTTTGGATTCGTTCAATAATGGGATGTCTCAAATTTTTTATTTTTAGATAACTATCATTTTGATCATTGCATATAATAGGTTTATGATAATTGTATTTTCTTGCGGTTTTTGCATTACTAACATAGACATCAAGTTTTGAGATAAATTCTGAAATATATTTATAAGTATTAGAATATTTTTGATAAATAGAATCTATGAATTGATTGAATTGTTCTATACAAAGAATTGAAATTTGTTCAGTAAGTGAAATAATATTATCTGAGATATCATTTAATTTAGGAAATTGAATTTTGTAATGATTACTTTTTCCAATTTGTATGAACTCTAAATCATCATATCTAATATTTGTAAGTTTATTTTCTATAGTTACAGTAAACAAAAACTTATTTTTTTGTTTAAGAATGATAATATTTGTTTTGAGCATTTTTATTCTTTGAACAGTAGAAGTTAAAATATAACCATCTTTTTCGGTGAATTCGATTCGAACAAGATCTTTAGTATAATTTTTGTCCAAAATGGAATTAAGTTTATTTTTCACAATTTCTAAAAATTGTTTGTTTTGATTTGTTTGTTTTTGAAGATGATCTAATTCTTTATTATGTCCAAATGCGAATATTGAGTTCTTGATAGATTGCAAATTATATTTAAGAAATTCATCAATAATAATTTTATTTTTATAATCATTTAAATAATCATAAAAAAATTTTTCTTGTGTAGTATCTAAATTTAAATTTTTTACAAGATTAGGATATTCATGTAATTTTTTAAATAGAGAACAAATATAATTATATGAATCATCCAAAATACCAAATTCACTAGGTTGAATCCTTCCCAATTCAATTTTACGATGATAACGCTCGAGATCACATATTTTTTTTATATCATTTTCCAAATATTTATAATATTCAATTTGATTATGAGGATGTTTTTGTAGTAGTTGCTCAATAATATCATAATTATTTTGTAGATCATTTATGTTTGTAATAGGATTTAGTATTTTATTTTTAAAATGTCTTTTTCCCATTCCTGTATGACAATGATCTAAAATATTTACCAAGTTCGAAAATTTTCCTTTATTTCTATTAATTAAATCCAATTGGTAAATGCTATCGTTAGTTAATATTAAATGGTCTTTATGTTGCATAATTTTAGGTTTATCTATTTTAAGTAAAATATTATTATCGTGTTCGTAGGAAAATTGTAACATTGCGATAAAACTGATCAAACCAAAATTTAAAAATTCGAGATCTAAAAATTCAATAATAGAAAGGATACTATTATTTTTATAAATTTTTTCTAGGAAGGTTTGTTGATAAGAGTGTTTAAGATATTCATCAGGAATAGATTTCATATGATAACATTTATTTTTTAGTTCTAGATCTTCAATAATAGTTTTATTTTCAAAATTTTTATTTGTATAGATCAATGTTTCTTTTGGGTTATAAATGTTCAAAAGTCTAAAGATTTCATTAAAATTATTATTTTGCGTATGTCCTTCAAAGATTAGACTTTGACCAGTTGGCAGATCTATAAAACTAATGCCATAACATAATGTTTTATTAATTTTATTTTGTATAGATTCAAGATATATAGAGCATAGATAATTGGAGTCAATATTTTCCACGAAATCAATATTTGTTCCTGGGCTATATATTTTTTTAATATCACGATTGACATTCTTACCCGATTCAGTTTGTCCAACTAAGATAACAGTATATGATTCATTAAGTAACATTTTGACATATTTTTCGATTGAGTGATTTGGAACTCCGGCTGTAAGTGGATTTTTAAATGAGTTTTCCAAAATAGCTTTTCTTTGACGAGTAATTTGAATATTGAGTATATCAGTAATTTCTTTAACTTTACCAAATTTATATTGTTTATTATCAATACCATAAATATTGTAGAAAACGCCAACTTCTATGAATACAATTGTTTTCTTTCCATATTTATTTTCAAATTGTTTTTGATATTCTAGATATTCTTCACAGATAGATTTAACCATTAACTATAAAGATAATTTTGTTTTTAAACCATTTACTAAGAAATATGATTCTATTATTTAAAAAAATTATATATTTTTTGTTGAATTTAGGGTTCGATTAGTATCTAAATTTATGGAAATTTACCATTTTTATATTTCATAAACATGGTTTCTAAAATTAAATTCTAGTAATATCATAATATAGATATTTCCTAAGTAAATTTTTCAAGAATAATTATTGGCATTTAAGTATCTTGTTATTTAATTTGATTTCTTTTGATTATAAAGGATTCAAAACATCCAGAATATTTTAATATATCAACAATATATTCGGCTTCTTTTAGAGATAAATTGGTTTGGTAAATAGTTCTAAGATAACTAAATTGATCAATAGAAATTATTGACCAAGAGTGTTTTATGGAATTCAGACAATTGAGATAGATAATATGATAAGTGGGATCGAATAGATAGATGTAGGACCAAATATGTTCGGGCAATGGGTTAAAAGACATTTATAATATATGTATGAATAATATTTTAATTTAATAAATGGGCTGTGCATTTGTTTTTAAAAAAAACAAAAAAATTTTTTTTATTTTAGCAATGTATAAAAAAATGACAAAGAGCGACTATCACGAATATGCAGAATGCAAAGATGCCGAGATTATCATTAATGCTGGTAATACTGGTGTAACTCCATCCGTTGGTGTTGGAGCAAAAGTAGGCGTTCCACTCGCATTAGCAGGATTAGCACTTGGTGCAATTCTTATTGGAACAATTACATTAAATAAAGAGAATACTGTTAGCGATACAGGAATCGCAAGAGCGAGTGACTCATTAATTGACAATGATGTAATCAGAAGAAAATTCAAATGTGATCAATCAATTGCTACACCAGTTAATGTATGCAATAACATCTGTCTTTACCAAAAAGATAATGATGGTGATTTTGCCGGAACTACCGAATCTATTGGCTCAGGCAACCTTGATGCTTCTGTTCAAGATAATGTAACAGGATCACATGGAATGAGTTCAGCAGGTGCCGATATGACATCTCAAGGACCAGCAGGACAAGGAACCTATGGAATAGGAAATGGTGCTTTAGCAGAAAATCCAAGCGGATCCGCTATGACTGGCAATGATTCCCAATTTAATTCAACTAATCAATTTGGTGAAATGGGTGCCGAAGCCAATCAAACCAATGTTGATGCCGAATTAGATGTAACAACTAGTTAAATCAGATCTAAATTAAAAAATATATAAATGATAATAAGAATAACATAATAAATTTAATTACTAATTTATTTTATTATGAGATTTATTAATTCATATATAGAAATAATAAGATAGAATTTTTCAATTATTGGTAATAAATCTAGATCTATGATTTTGTACTAAGACTGAGTTGGATTTTTTTCGCATCAATGTCGATTTTGTTAATATGTTTTGTGGTTTTCTTTAGAAAATTAGAATGTTCCAAATATAAAATATGATATTTGATTATATTTTTAAAATGATAATTTGGTATCTTATATTCATTTGTATATTTAGGAATTTGATTAAAAAAGATTGAAAGCAATTTAAAATAATTGATTCTTATTATATTTGATCAATCTTATTGAATGGGGAATAAATTTTATTTTTTTTTCTAATCGGAACATTAAATTTAAAAAAAGAAAAATTTTTTTTTTTGTTTTAGCAATGTATAAAAAAATGAGTGACGAATACCCAAAAGAAAAAGATTGCAAAAGAGGAAAGATCATAATTAATGCTGGTAACAATGGACAAAGTTCATTCAGACCAGGAGTACCAGTTGCCCTTGCAGGAATGGCTCTTGGAGCCATACTTGTAAGAAGTTTTGTTGTGAATCATGGTAACACAGTTACTAGAAACTTGACCGCATCATTAATGGGAAGTGCTTTTGATAATGATATCACTAGCACCGAATTTGAGTGTGACAAATCAATCAAAACTCCAGTAAATGTATGCAATAACATCTGCATTTATCAAAAAGACAATGATGGCAAAGGTTCTGGTGGCAAATACTTGGCTGGCAGTGAGAATAGCGGATTATCTGTACAAAGAAATGCAACAGGTTCAACCACTATGTCAAATTCTGGAAGAGCACACGCATCTCAAGGACCAGCTGGTCAAATCACCAGTGGTAGAGAAAATAATGCTGGAGCAACAGATCCAAGCGGATCCACTATATCTGGTAATATTATAGAGGAAAACGCTTCCAATCAAGTTTCAGCTGCGGGTGAGGTTACAGATAACCAAACTAATGTAATTGCAGGTGCTGAGGTTACTATTGGTTCAGAATAAATATTATTATGATTTTTATAATTAAAATGAATATATGATTTTATAATTTAATTTTATAAAATTTAAAAATTAAGTGATAGAATTTTTTTAAAAAATAAATATAAATATGAATAAGAAATTTATAGATATTTTGAATAATATAATAAATTTTTTCAAGATATTCGGAACTAATTTTAATTCGATTTCAAAATCTCAAAGAAAAATAATAAGTGAAATAATTTTTATACCAACGATAGTATATTTCATGGCAAGATGTATGATGATTATTATGGATAATTTCAAAATAGGATCAAACAACAATCAAGTTCCTAAATCTTATAATTTTAAAGAATATAAAAAACGATTTAGTGAGCAGTTCAATGACAATCTTGATATAATAAAGAAAAAGTTAAAACTGGAAAAAGATTCAGAAATAGCAAAAATCCGAGCAGATATAGAAAATGAAAAAAATAAATATTTAGAGAAATTAAAAACTGAATATTTAGAAAAGAAAAGAGAATTTATTGGAAAAAAAAATAATGAGTTACAGAAAATGAAAATTAGACGAGAAAACAATCATAATAAAATAGTAGAAAATAAGAAACAATTTTACAATGAATTAATCATTAAAAAGGAAAATGAGTATAATGATCTAATCAGACAAAAAGAGTTTGAATATAATGAATTAATAGAAAGAAAAAAGAAAGAAATGGAAATACAATTACAACAAAAATCCCAAGAAAATTTAAAAAAATTAATAAGTAGAATTTCTAATCAGCTTGAAAGTAGAAAGTTAAGTGAGGTTGAGAGATTTAAAAAAAAATTAGAAATGAAAAAAAATGAAGAAATAGATAAGACGATTGAGGAATTTAATAATAATATTAATTTTCAAAATAGCAAGATTTTAAACGATATTATTAAAAAAAATGAAACAATAAATAATTTAAAAAATATTGAATCAAAAAAAGAAACTAACAATATATTAATTCTAGAGGAAGAAAGATCAAAAGATTTAGAGAATATGAATAATATTGATTTAGTAATTGAGAAAATATAATCTAATCTAAATCGTTAATAATTATTAAATTTCTTCAACAAGGTCGGTATGAGTTAAGAAATGCCTACGGCAACAATAGCGTTCAATTTCTAAATCTCTAAGAGCTTTGAATTCGGGAGTTTCGAAATTATTAAGTTTTCCATCTTTTTTCCTTTGTATATAGTTGACACCCAGAATTTTATTTTCTTGGAGACTTTCACTTCCTGATTCTTTTTCTTTTTTTTCAATATCTTTTTTATATTCTAATATTTTTTCAAGATATGTCTCATATTTATCTGCAATTACTTTACCGCATGTAAAACATCTTATTGGAATAATCATTTTATATTAACTAAATATTTTAATTTCAAATTTATTGCTTATATAATTTTATAATTTATTTCAATTTTATTCAATAAAAATAATAATATATTTAAACAATAAATAATCTATAATAATAATGCTTAATTCAGGAAGTATTACTAAACTATATCAAACTGGAACAACAATTATGAATTCGTTTTTGGCAGAAAATAAAAAGAATCAGATATTGGAACCATTATCGTGTTTAATTAGATTAGCAATGTTAGGATTTAAAGATAAGGGTGTAAAGATTAGTATAAATCAGAATAAGATATCATTTCATGAGCCTAGTTTTTATCAGGGTCCATTAAGATGGCATTATGGTGATACAAGAAATGATTTACATAATTTACATAATCCTTTAATAAAATGTACTGAATGGTATGATACGAATATTATAGAAATTAAAAATATAATTAGATTTACATTGAAGGGGTTAACAAGATTGAAAGAATCATATGAAAAGCAATCAATTATACAACATACATTGGATCATTATATAAATATATTAGGTGAATCTATAAAAAATTCCCATAAAGAAAAAAGAATAAAGAAATCGGATATGGATTTGAGTGCTAGTTTATTTAAAGAAAATTCAATTATAGAGGAACCAATAAATAATGGAGAAGAATTGGTGAATAGTGGAAATATGAAAAAAGAAAATGTAGGAGATGAGCATTCTAAAAATATGTTGAAACCAGAAAGTTCAGCGAATTATAATTTGATTTATAAAAAATTAAAAGAAATATGGACATATAGAGAGATTAAAATAATAAATAATATATTATTAGAAATGAATAATAAAAATAGTAAAAATGAAGAAGATTTTAGGGCGTATTTATTATCAATAGATAATATATTATGTGCTAAAGATAAAGCGGTATTTAATATAATTCAGACGATGACAACAATACTTTAAAATTAATTTTTAATTTTTGGGATTTTGATTTCGAGTGCATTTTCAATTTTTCGTTTATAAATACCATTTGGAATGGCGGTACCATTTTCATAATTTATAATAATTCGTGCTGGTAAATTGAGTTGTTTTGCAAGATCTTTTTGTGTTAATTTTTTTTTATTTCGAGCTTGCATGATCATAGTTCCTACTTTAATAGGCACTCGTTTAATCTTTTGTGATTCATCTGATTCATCTAATTTATACATTTTTTGTGAGTTATGTGAATTAGAGGAGTTATTATTAATTTTTTTTTTTGTGGTAAATCGACCTTTACGAAGATCTTGTTGAGTAAGAGTTTTATTCGGTTTTTTCTGCCATGTGACTGTTTTCCAATCTTGATCATTATTAAATTGTGACATATTGAATGATATATATATTAAGAATTTTTTTTTTTTTTTTAAACTAGATGAATAATTTTTGAATATTAATGAATATTGTAATGTAATCCAAAGGAAGAGAAATAATCAAAATCTTTTTTATAAAATTTAAAGATTTTTCGTTGAATATGATGGTTATAAAATTGATAAGTTTGAGGATAAGTATGGATATATTTTTCTTGTGGAAGATCGAAGACATAATCATATTGGGAGCATAACGGTTTATTTTTATTTTGTATATGGGGTCCTCTATAATTTTTAATAGATGATGGTATTTTTTTTTGATAAATTTTTTCCAAGATGTTGTAATTAATGTTATTAATGTCAAAAATTTTGAATACATTGATGGATTCATCCCAGGATTCGGATAATTGTGGTGTAAAATGATGATAATTAATATGTGTTCCAAGATTAGAATCATTAAGTTCGTAAACGAAATTTTTGAATGTAAGTTGTTTTTGAATTTTCCATTGATCTATAAATTCGCCATGTGGTTTATATTTATCTAAAAATCCTGAAACGATACGTTTATATGGGTTACGTACAAATAAAAATATTTTAAATCGATAATGGTTTTTAGGCAGATGATTATAGCTATTTTTATGTAGATCTTGAGGTTCATTTTTATGAGATAAAAAATAGAAGAGTTTTTTTATGTGTGAACAACCACATTTGGCTGACCATCCAAATATAATTTTTTTTTTTGCATCAATAAGGAAGAACATGAGAAAAAAGTAATTATATATATATATAAATTTATGATAGATTTAAAATTAAACTAATTAAATTTAATGATAATTAATGTATAATATTTTATCTTGTATATAATATATAAATATTAAAATGAAAAGAGAGGATTATTTTCTAGTTCTAAATACCGCTAGTAATATAGCATGTTTTATAATATTAATTATTTCTTTAGTAATTGTATATTTATTGTTTAATTTACAAGAAGATCAACAATAAAAAAGATGATTAAAAGTATATAAATTTATTAATTATAACATTGTAATAAATAATATAATTAATAAAAAAAAATAATTTTTATATTTTATCTTTTCATATAGTATAAATATATTATGAAATCTAAAGATTTATATTTAACTCTAAATGTTATTGGAAATATTTGTTTATTTATCATTTTAATTTTATATATAATAGCTTTATTTTATACATATAATAAATATAAAGATCATAAGAAAAAACTTAAAGAAAAGGATAAATTTTACAAAGATAATCAATTTAAAGAAGAAGAGGAATATATTCCGCCATCAAAAAACCAAATAGAAGAAATTAGAAAGAAATACCAACAAGAAGAGAAGAAAAAAGCAAATAATGATATTAGATTGGATACATCAGGAGGTTATAAAAAAAATCAAAAAGATAGTAATATTAAAATTAAGACAGTACATAGTGATGATGATAAAAAGAAGACACATCATCATCATCATCATCATCATCATCATCATCATTCTAATAAAAATGCTTCGATAAAAAAGACTAAATATATTTATGATTATCAAACACAGGAATATATAGATGAAAAAAAGCAAACACCTAAGCAGAGATGTATAAATAGTTTAAAAAAACCGGATCCAATTAATTGTTGTGAAGAAGAATGTTAAATTATAAATATTTTTTTTTTAATTGTAAGTATTTTTTAAAATTTCGCTATAATCCAAAGTTTGAGAAATATTTACGTTTTCATTATTATTATTATTGATAAATGAATAATTTCCTGGTAATGATTGTGCTTTGAAAGCATTATGATCATTAAAAAATGGATTGTTATCATTATTTGTTATATTATTTTTTTCAAAATTTGTCATGGAATTATTCATTATATTTGAATTTGAAGAGGAAAAATCATTTGAGAAATTATTTAAATTAATAATTTTATCGTTATAATAGTCATTAATATTTGAATCTTGATTTTGTCGTGATAAATCGGATATATTAGTTTGTTGTAAGAATTGATTTGGTTGATTATTTATATAATTATGTCCGATAAAACTTTCCTGAACGAGATTTTTTTTGTTTTGGATCATTTGTGTATTTTCGTTTTTATTTTGTATTTTTGTGGGTGATAAATTTGCAGATTTTATTTTTTTAGTATCTTCATTTTTCTCAATTATTTGGGATTTAGAGGATAAATTGTTTTCATCTTTTGATTGAGTCATAATGTTTTTTTTTTTGTTATTTAATTCTTTTTCTTCTTCTTCTTGTTCTTCTTCATTTTGATTTGAATCAACGAAACTCTCAGAAACTTTATTAAATTTATTTGATGTTTTGGAAAAGAATTTTTTTAATTCAAAGGATTCATGTCTTATTTTTTTAATGAAATTCGTTTGAGTACCAATTAGAACAATACTAATAATTACATCACCATTACAAAATGAAAATGTATTATTTGTTTCTGAATAGTCACTATCAATTAATCCAATATATGGAAAACATTTTACGATTTTTCTTAAATAAAAAATACAAATACCAATTAAAATGGTTTGTAATATAATTTCTTTAAGTATTTCTGTATTGGATTTATTAGGATCATAATCAGGAAATAAATATTCAATTATTGTACCTAAGATTCCGCCAATAAGTACGTAAAGAATACTATATTCGGCAATCTTAATTAATTTATGTATTCTAACTTTATCAAACCTTAATAAATTATCCAAACGTTTTTTAAATTCTTCTTTATACATATTTACTTTATATATAATAATATATTAATATTAACAAAAAAGAGTAACATTTATATACAAAATTAATGAATAATTTAAAACATATTTGGAAATCAAATATATATACATTATTTAAATAATAATATTTATAAATGATTTAAAGAATTATTTCATTTACTATTTAAAATATGACAATAACCAAAACAAATATTTTTTATTCTGGTGTAATAGTGATATCATTAGCACTAACAGGAATTTTGATTTATAAAATTAATGCTAAAAGAAGTTGTATTAAAAAAATAAATGAAGAGATAACTTGTAATGATGATAATAATGCGAACGATCAATCTGATACTTCAAATATTGGTCCAGATAACTCAGAACACTCCCAAAACAATGAAAATGGAGAAGAAGTAAAAGAAGAAACTACTAATAAAGATGACTAAAGCTAGAATAATTTTAATTATATAAAAAATTATTTAAATATATAGAAAAATATATCTAAGTAATTATTATGAATATAAATCATGTATCAGATATTTCATTTTTCAAACATCCCTTATTTACAATTAAATTTTTTTATTATGAAATATTGTATAATTTAAAACTATTAAATAATCATTTCCATCAATTTCTGGGTTTTATAATTTTTTTTTTAACAACAAATATTTTAGGTTTTTATATTGATGAATATTATTTATTTTGGATACAATTTTTTAATTATTCGTTATTATGGTTTATATTGGGAATATTATCATCAATTGGACTTGGTGCAGGTTTACCAACTGGTATTCTTTTTCTTTTTCCTCACATATATAATATATGTAAAAATTATGAAAAATACGGAAATATTATTTTGTGGGAATCGATTTGGTTTAAACCAAATGATTTAGTAGATTTTAGGGAAAGTGATTTGATTTATAATAAATTTTCATTGAATCTATTTATGAGATGCTGGATAGTTTTTTTTATTTGGGGTATTGGAACAGCATTCGGTGAATTACCGCCTTTTTTATTTAGTAAAATGGCATCAATATCTGATTCAAAGATCAATAAATTAATTAATAAAGAAAAAGATAATTTATTATCTAATATGCAAAAATGGATGATGGATTTTATGAAAAAATATGGTGCATTAGGAGTAATACTAATGTCTTCATATCCTAATATTTTCTTTGATTTATGTGGATTATGTTGTGGATATTTACAAATGTCAACGAGTAAATTTTTATTATCAACAATCGTAGGTAAAAGTATTATTAAAACTTTATTTCAAAATACAATTATAATTTATTGTTCATTAGAGATATATCAAAAATATATAATTGAATTTGTTGAAATTTATTTTCCATTTTTTTCAAAGAAATTAGATTTATTTTTAAAAAATCTTGATTCAATAGAGGGTGAAGTTGAAAGAAATAATGGAGAATCATCTTATATATTTTATGTTTGGAATTTGTTTTCATTTTTTTTTATAGTAGTATTTTTAGTTTCTTCAATACAAAAAATTGCAAAAAAACATTATATAGATCATTATCATTTAGAAAAAAAAAAATAATGTAATAGATATATAGATTTGTAATTAAATTTTTTTAAATTATAAATATTTCCTAATTCTATCTATCAATCCCAATTTTATTTCTATTTTTTTACAAATTAATATATTAATTTCGTCTCGAAGTAAAAAATAATTTGTAATTGATTCGTTAATGATATCAATCATTTGATTCATAGGACTCCAATTATTTGCGCAGGTGATACTTTCACAACATAAACATCGATAATAATTGCTTGATTTTAGACATTTTTTACTAATTAAGTTTAAATACTTATGATTATTTATATTAATATTTGGACATCGAAATGGATAGTTATCATCGATTATTATATCTAAATAAAAATATTTGGTTTGGTCAATTCTAATTCCAAAAGAGATAATTTCAGAGCGTTTCGGGTTGTCTATGGCAACGTAGGAACACTTAGATAGTGCGTTCGTCCTATTATCATAGAAATCTAAAAAAAATATATTTTTAATGAATTTGCTATAATGATTGAGAGTAGATTTATTAGATTGTAGTTTATTTTTTTCGTTATGGAAAATTTTGATTTCCTGATTTATTCTTTTTCGGAACATTTTAGTATTTATAAATATACAGAAATATATTCTTAAATAGTATTAATTTTTTTATTATTCATCATCGATGATAGTGGAATCGGATAGTTCACTATCGGAGTCTGAAAAATATAAAAATTCTTTTGTTTTTTGGGTACAATCAATTCTTTTATCAATATCATTGAAAAATGATTCACCATGTTGTTTATATTCATTTAAAATATTATCAAACCATTCTTTTAGTTGCAGAAAAATATTATTTGATTTACAGAAATTACTTAAATAAGGGAAAGACGATTTAAGAATGAATCCTTTTTGTATTTCTGCATTTTTATGATATTCAGTGGATTTTCCACCGCTATGACTATATTTACGAGTTGCGGTTGAATAATTTAGCATTGTAACCATAAATGTGAGATAATCAGAATTAAAAATAATTCTATGTTTTGTACAATATCTCATTAGAAATTTTATAATGATGTTAATATCGCAATATGTAAGATCGATGTTTGTTTTCAATTCATTTAAAAGGTTATTTTTAAATTGAAATTCATCATGAATAATTTCCTTATTATAAATTCCTTTAAAAATACAATCGACCAATAATTCGTAATCAAAAACAATAATAGATTCAATAAATTCTAATATATTAATTTTTTCAATATCAAGACAGAGACCAAAATCATAAATGATCAATTGATATATATTTAAATCTGAATTATATTTTACTTTCCAATTTCCAGAGTGTAGATCAGAATGAATAAATTTATTTATAATCAGCGAATCTTTACTAAAAAGTTCTAAAATAGTACATATTTTAGTTTTTTGGTATTCACTAATATTTAAATTTTCAAAATAAATACCATCTTCATAACTCATAATAATAATATTTTTTGAATATGAATGAATTTTAGGTATAATAATAAATTTATTATTTTGATAGATTTGATAAAATCGATTAAGATTAGATGCTTCAATATTGAAGTCGGATTGTTCTTCAATAGATTGAAAAAAATTTTCTAAATTAAGTGGAATGAAAATATCGTTGAAGAACGTCTTAAGAATGAATAAAATAAATTTACTTAATTTTTTGGAAATATTAATTTGTTGTCTAATATTTGGATGAATAACTTTCATAGCATAATATTTACCAGATGAAATATCTTTTATTTTATAAACTTGAGCAATACTTCCAGATGCAATCGGATCTCCGATAGAATAATAATCATCAATATTTTTATTAAAATCATGAAAATAAATTTGTTTAGTGAAATAATTTGAATGATATGGACATTTCTCATAAAAATCTTCAAAATTAGTTAATAAATTTTTTAAATTATTTTCGTCATTAATGAGTTTAATACGACTTAAACTCCATTGTACCATTTTGATCCCAAGTACGCCAACATTTTCTATTGTTTTTTTAAATTCATCTAAAATATTTTGATCTAATGTATTATTTTTATAATGATGAATTATTTTATAAAGATTATAAATGAAATATAAATTATGATAAAATTGTGAAAGATATAATTCACCTAAATACCATATAATAAATGCGATAATGGAAATAATAAAAAAAAACAACATAATAATTTATATATTTATATATATATTAAATTTAAATTTTTTTTTTTTAATAAATTTATTCGCTATCGCTTTCATATGAAATATTTTTATAATTGTCTTTAATATCTATTTCTAAATCAAAAAATTTATTATTTTTTTTTTTTTTATTTTTCATTAAATAATCATTTAAATATTTTTTTAACTCAGGAAATATATTATAATGTTTGCAATAAAATAAATAATTTGGATAAATATCATTTAGGAGACGATTAGTACTACTAGATTCTATTTTACAATTATATCCGAAATTTTTTAAATTGTCATAATTTAGAAGAATAATTAATAAATTTATATATTTTGAATTAATTTTTATATTATTTTCATAACTAAATTTTAATATTTTTTGTATAATATAATGAAAATAATTGAATGACTTTTTCTTTTCCTTTAAGTCATTATTAAATTCAATAATTGTTTTAGATTTTATTTTCTTACGTTTTAATTCATCAAATGATTCATCATTAATCAAGCCATCAATTGTTATTTTTACTGCAGATGCTAGATCATTTTGGCAATTATTTTCAATAATTTTTCCAATATTCATATTTTTTAAATCGCAACATAACCCAAAATCATAAATAATGATACTAAAATCTTTTTTTTTATAATTGTATAAAACTTTCCAGTTTCCGCTATGTAGATCGCAATGAATTAATCCATTATTAAGAATACTATCTTGTAGAAATAGTTCCAAAATAATAAATATTTTGGATTTATGATAAAATCCAATATTAAGATTATTAATATGTAATCCTTGTATATATTTCATTAAAATAATATTTTCAGAATAATCATAAAGTTTTGGTATACAAATATATTTATTATTGTTATACCTATGATAAAAATATGAAAGATTTATTGCTTCTTTTTTAAGATCAAATTGGTTTTCCACTGTTTTAAAAAAATCGTAAATATCGATAGGAATATGCTTATTTTGGATAATATAAAAATAAAAAAACAAAAAAAATAAAAATATTTGTTTAGATATAAATATTTCTCTTCGTACATTTGGATGAACAATTTTTAATGCTATATTTTCATTAGTAATTTTATCTTTTAAATGATAAACTTGTGCTATACTTCCAGATCCTACACATTTAATAATATTATATTTTAGATCCAAGTCATATCCAAAATCATTTAGAAATATTTTTTTTGTATATTCTAAATTATGAATTTGGCACTGATCATAAAAGCTTTCAAGATTTTCTGTAAGAAGATGAATATTTTTTTTATCATTAAATATAATTTTAACTCGTCCAAGACTCCATTGTATTAGTTTTATACCAAATACGCCAATTTGATTTACAGAATTTTTAAATTTTTGAATATCTTGAATTTTTAGATTATTTTTATTTATTTTTTTGATAAAATGATAAGATTAATAAATAAATATAATATTTTTATCGATTTTTAAGTATAAGATTAAATTATAAATTATGATTAAAAAAAAAACAAATAACATTAATAATATTTAAATAATATCATTATTTTTTTTTTATACAAAATCTTTTTTCTTTTTTATCTAAATAATATAATATTGATGGAAAAGAAATTAATTTATACATTTTCTTTATTATTTATTTTTGTAATCGTTTCTTTTATGATAGCCATTAATTCATTTAAAGATAAGAAATTTACATGTAGCAATTATATATTAAATACCTATTTATATATAATTTTATCATTAATCATTGTTTCCTTAATAGTGTTAATTATTCAAAGTTACTTTAATAATAGAATAAAATTAATAGGTAAGTTTTATTGGATATTTTTCGTAATTGTTTTATTATCATTAATGGCTACATTATATGTAAATCCCCAAAAAATAATCATTAAACATATTTTTTGGTTTATATTTATTTTTTTGATGGGAATAACATTATATCCTATCTATCAATATACAAAAGATAATGATATTTTTTTAAAGACTACAATAACATGTTTAGTTATAGTTTTATCTCTTACATTTATAGCATTTATAAAACCTGAATTTATTTCCCTATCATGGGGTCCAGTTTTACTTGTATTATTGATTGCCGGTATTATTATGAGATTATGTGATATATTTTTGAATAAAAATAAAAATAATAATTGGACTTATTATCTTTCATATTTTTTTGTATTTATATTTTCATTTTTGCTATTATATGATACTAAAAAATTGCAAGTCAATGCAAAAACATGTAAAGATCCTGATTATATTAATGAATCCATTGGTATATTTTTGGATATAATCAATATTTACTCTAATACGAGTTTAATACAATAATATATTTTAATCAATCTTAAATGAAATTTCTGCATTAATAAATACAAATAATACTAAAAATAATGTCTTTTTATGATAACCATTATGAAGCGAAATATTTAAGAAAATAAAAAAAATAAAAAAAAGTACAACTTTTAAAAGATCACGATATAATTTCCATTCAGAATATCTTTCTATTATCCCTACATTTCTTGTATCTGTTTCTTCATAATATGCTATTAGACAACATTTATTTTTTTCCCAACTTCGATGTAAAAGATAGAGTCGTAATAAACAATTAATAATATAGATTTCACTTTTGTATGGAATTCTACTTACTGCAGCAAAATAAGAATGATAAATATTAGTAATATTATATTTATTACCATGACATAATTTAAATCCTATGAAAGTAATTAAAAATCTTAAAAAATATAAATTTTTTTTTTTTTTATAATCTTTTTCTAGATAGAGTGTTAAAATTTCAAGTATCCCAAGGCATGTAAATAATTTTCGTTTTGAAATCATAACAAATTTAATATAAAAAATAATAATATGGTGAATTAAAATTTTATTTTTTTTTTTTTTATCTTAAAGGTAAGGGCAATATCATTTATAAATATATTTATATTTAAATTTTTTATTGTTTATATTTCGAATCTACATATAAATGATAAATT